TGAGTCGGCTTGAGGAGCCGTGCCACGTTGGAAGATGGGGAAAATTGAATTGGTCGGGACGGGCAGATTTGAACTGCCGACCCCTCGCACCCCAAGCGGAATCGCTATGTTTACCCTGTGTTTCCCTGCGGTTCCGCGATGTCCCATGGAGTCAGTCTTTACGCAGGTTTGTGAGAGATCGGGAGGGTGGTGGCATACCCTCGAATGCCCTCAGTTGCCTCCAAGGGTCCCCACAATTCTCCCCACACAGGTCTATGGGGGGAAGGTTCCCAAAAGTGGCCAGATTGAATTTGCGGTGGAACAATGAAGCCACCTGAAAGGCTTGGGATCATCGTTAGGGTAAACATTTTACGCAAGTTGTTTATTTTGTTGGCCTAAGGAGGTCCATGGGAGAGTACCTTAACGGCGGATACTTTTCAATGCGCTAAATTTCTCTTGACAACTTTTCATAATGAAAAGAATCTAAGTAGTAAAGGCGCTACTTCCCCGGCCCTTCGAAAACAACTCACATGCATGTATTCACTAGGCGGCACTTGGTCGAGGCAAGCGAGGGAAACGCAGAGCTGGCCAAAGACCTCGAGTCGTGGTACAGAATCGCCAAGAGCGCACAATGGCACGATTTTCTTGAAGTCAGGCAATCTTTTCCCTGTGCCGACTCGGTTGACGACTATGTGATCTTCAACATCCGTGGTAATCGCTATCGCCTGGTCACGATTGTTCATTATTCGCGCAATGCAGAAGAGGGGCGAACGGCCGAGGGACGTGTCTTCGTACGGGCCGTTCTGACTCACAAAGAGTACGACGATCCCAAGAATTGGGACAAAGGAGTGCCGCGATGAGCACAGTATTAGCAGATCCAGTTGAGATGATTCGCCTGGGGGCACCACACCTCATCCACTCAGATGCCGCGCTCGAAAAGTACACTGAGGTACTGTTCGATCTTTCGGCCATGCCAAACCCTACACCTGAGCAGGAGGAAGCAATCGAACTTCTGATCCTTTTGATCGAGCGATACGAGTCGGAACGCTATCCCATTCCAGAGGCGGATCCGGCGCAGGTGCTGCGATTTTTGCTTGATCAGAACGGACTCTCACAACGAGACCTCGTGCCAGAACTCGGCGCCGAAAGTACCGTATCGCTTGTGCTAACCGGAAAGCGGAAGCTCACGCGCGAACACATCGAACGGCTCAGCCAGCGATTCCATGTCTCCCCATCAGTGTTCTTCTAGGCCGTGAGACCGCACCACAATGGACTCCCCGGCGGCGGATGGCCGGGCGACCGCCTTCTTTAGGGCATGAAAAACATTCCGGTAAGAATGCTTTCAAGTTATAGACCGTGCAAGAGATGAAGGCCGTTGGAATTCTTTCCGGTTATTCGTGGCAGGCGCTGGATTCCTGGTCGCCGGCTTGGCGCTAGTCGCTCGCCGTTTTCAAGGGAGCACGCGGGCCTGAGTTGGGCGTGAAGCACGGCAACACAGTTGAACTCCCCTGCTATAGTTTGGTCGAGTAGCTTTTTTGGGGGGCCCAGTCCATGGGAACGCATTTGTATGCGTCCGTCGAGTTGATGGGAGATGCAGCACCAGAATCGTTCGAAATACTCCGCATTCACATGGAAGGACAGAGCTGGCGACAGACAATTCTTGACGGGATCAAGCTGCCAACCTCCAGCTACTTCAAAACCGTGCCCGACAAATCCCCAGACGTGCAGGCCATGGCGGATGCGTTAAAGGCCAATATCGAGCGCGGAATATGGCCGAAAGTCCGCGTATTGATCGTTTGCGCATCAGCCTTTGGAGCAGCCTAAACTTACCTGAAAAGAGCAATGAAGGAGTAAAAGCCTTGAAACTTGTCCTTTCCCTTACGGCGCCCGATGGTTCCACGATCACCTCGCGGCAGGAATTCAAGGACGGAAGCGGTGTCCCCATTCCAGAAGTGAACGACGGATTCTTTATAAACTCGATGAGTTCCCGAGTCATTGTCTCTCAGCGACATTTCATTTACGAGCCAAATGGTGATCTTGAAGTAGTGCTCATTCCGAAGTGAGCCGGCCCAGCGGGGTGTAACGCAGACAGCCTGGAGCGTCTTAGCTTCAGTCGAGCGGCAGTGGCGTTCGCGATGACTTGAAAAGTCCGGCCGAGCGCAGTGGGAGACCTGGTGCGGGCGCGGAGCCGCCCCCGACCTTCTCGACCGTATAGACGTAGTAGCCGCTCCAGCTGACGAGTTCGCTACCGCAAGAGCATTTGATAGAGCCAGAGGTGTGCTCGGCCCCGTTGGTTGTCGTCTTCCTCAGCGTCCAGAGTCCGCCGCATTTGCAAGCTTTGACTTCCAGTGCTGCGAAGCTGCCGGTCTTGTGCTCCAAGTCTTCGATCTTCCGAATCGCGGTCTTCATAAAAATCATAGAGGACTCCTGTTCGCGTTTTTAGGCTTGGCGGGGCGGCGCTGGGAGTTTTCCCCGCCCAGCAGGCGCCCGCCAGGCTACTGGATTGGCAGGGGCTTCCCAGTCGTTCTGAAGATGCCGCCGGCCGCGGCGAGTTGAGCCTTATCGATCAGGTCCCTGAGCAGCACTTGCTGCACCTTCAACGCTTCAATCTGCTCTTCAAATTTCATCAACATCTTGTTGTATTCGACTTCCAATGCGAGTTTGTCCATGATGAACACCCTTTCCGGCCCAATCGGCCAATTTCCGCTTTGCCTACCCTTGAACTAAGCCAGACAGCCTCGCCTGCCGGTGAAATTCCCGGCGCGCGGCTGCGCTGTGCTTGCTATACATGCCGGCCACGCTGGCGCCGTCGATGCCGGTGAAGCTGGAATGATCGTGGAAGTGCACGTCGCCGCCCTGCCCGCTGCGGCCCTGCGTCAGTGACCGCGTGATTGCTTCGTTCTGCTGCGTGTTCAGGATGCGCTCACCCTGGTGGATGACGGCGAGGCCGGTCTTCGGCACGTAGTCGGTGCCGGTATCGAATGCGGCCACGGCAGAGAAGGCGACAGCGGCGGCGATGGCTCCGGCGATGGGTCCGCCCCAGGACGATCCCCACGCATAGGAGTTGGCCGCTGCGGTGCGCGCGTCCTCAAGCCGCTGCGATTCGGCAACGGCCTGGTGAGTGGCCAGCGCGACCAGCTCTTCCGCCCCGATCCGGAGCAGTGCGTTTGTAACGGATAGCGCCATTTTGTCACCCACGTCGGTCCAGATGCGCGCCATTGACTCTCCGCCCCTGAGCCATGCGTCGACACCGCCCTCGAGGTCGCCGGTGATCTTGTCGGTTGTATCGCGGTAGACTTCGGCGATGTGCTTGGCGGTGGCTTCCTTTTCAGCGCGCAGCTTGTCGTCGATCTTCTCCTGTTCCTTCTCGGCGCGCTCTGCGTCGCGGATCTGCTCGTCGTAGAGCTTGACCCAGGCGGTCTCGATTTCGTCGGTGACGCGCTGATCGGCCGCCCGCAGCTCGTCGGCAGCGCGAACCGAGTCCTGCATTGCCTTGATGGCCGACTGGTCGCGCTTCTCGATGGCCTTGGTGATGTCCTCTTGGTCTTTGATGGCCTGCTGGGCCGCAAGCCGTTCAACATCGAAGTTCACCGTGTCTTCGCGCTTCTCGCCCGCGAACTCCTTCTTCTCTTGCTTCTTCGCTTCGGCGTCGGCGGCCTTCTGTGCTTCGACCGTCAAATTGCGGTATTTCTCCGTCAAATCCTGAACATGATCTTTTGTGTTCCGAATCTGCGCGTCCGTTGCTTCGAGGTTCTTGTTAGCCTCCGCCAAGTCCTGCCGCGGTCCGCCCGTCTGGACTCTTACGCGGTCCTCATTGGCTGCTCTCTGCTTCTGGAGACCGGCAAGCAGCGTCTCTTGCGCGCGTATCTGATCCTGCATCTGCTGGGCTTCGGTACGCAAACCAGCGGCGCGGCCCTGAGTGAGCGTTATGAATTCGACATCATTACGCCGGTGACGCTCGGCAAGGTCATCGTCATCCCGTCTAAGATGGTCAATTTCCTCATCGGCCTGCTTGACCGCTTTCGCGAATCCGTCCAACTGTCCGACGGCGGCGGCGAGCCATCCGATTCCCGTTTCCCTGTCGAGCTCTCCCACATCGCCAGCGAACTTCGAAACCTCTCCGGCGATGTGACCCAGGATTTCACCAAAGGCCAGCGCACCAAAAACAGGGAACGCCGCCTGCATGACGGGCCCTAGGCCGAGGATGCTTACTGTGAAGCGTTCGACCGCCCTGACGTTCAGGCTACCTTCGAGGCCACGAATGGCAGCCGAGGCCGCCTGGACATCCGTGACTAGCTTGCGGTGCGCTGTGCCGCTTGCGCCGACGCTGGAGGAGTACTGCTGCGTCTGCGTCGTAGCTTCCTCTTCGTTGGCGATGAACCGTTCGAGGGAGCCGGCAGCCGTGTTGACGGCTTCGGCAAAGGACTGGCCGCCGGCCTGGGCGGCCTCCAGGGACCTCTGGAACACATCTGCCCGCTCTGCGCTTTCTCCAATGATTGTGTTGACATTCTGGAGGGCTTCGTAGGCTGAAGACGCGTCACCGATGATACTGATCTTGAGCTCATTCGCCATGGGGGATCCCTTCCCTTCGGCGGCGGCTAAGCTTGGAGACTCAAGGTGACGGCCTTGGCTTCATTATGCACTACAAAGGGGCGCCCGAACGCGCCCCTGGGGGTGTTCTTTTTCAGCCTTCGTTGTCGACCAATCCTTCGGAGTCGTCCAGCTCGCAGGTGGCATTTTCGGCAGTCACGAAAAGCTCCTCCAATATTTCAACCAGCCGGCGCCTGTCCTGCCGCGACGCGAACACCTCGAGAGCACCAAGGCTTATCTGCGTCAGGATGCGAGCCTGGGAAATCAGCATCTCGGGGTCACCCAGCTTCTCCCACGCCGCGTCGTCGATCGGCCCTTTGGAGGCTCCCAACTTGCAGGCTTCAAGGAGGAGAGGTATGTCCAATTTGGCATAGAACGCTTCAACAGAGGAGTCCGATTGTGATGAGATGGTTGCGGTGCTATCTTCACTGTTAGCCATGGTTGCCTCCTTAGGGCGACTAGCGGTTAGCGTCTCGTAGGTGTTCATCAGCGCCTACGAGACGCGAGTTTCTGTTCAGGAGCGCTTGCGACCCTTCAGCTCGCGATAGATCCTAGCGCGCTCGACGTCGTTCTCTGACCACACTCGGCTTTCAACTCCACCCAACGTCTGACGCTTGGGCTCCGGCAGCTTGCCCGTATAGAGCCAGCGCAGCAGAGTGGACTTGTCCACCCCGATCGCCCTTGCGACTTCCGCCGTTGAGAAAACCTTCTTCATCGATACAAACAGGTATAGGCATAACAATCAAAAATGTCAAGGACATTTCTCCAGCTAGTAATTACCATCGTTATCGATGCTTTTCTCCTGCCCTGGTCGGGTCAGAAATGAATTCTTGCACTCTAAATCTCTCCGTGTTACATTTCTTCTACTGTCGTTGATGAAGTGTAACGGAGAGTGAGAATCATGGCGGACGGAAAGTTTGTAAGCTACCTAAGAGTGTCGACAGCCAAGCAAGGCACTAGCGGCCTGGGCCTCGAGGCGCAACGCGAGGCGGTCACCAGTTATCTCAACGGCGGCGAATGGAAGCTCCTCCAGGAAGTCGTTGAAATCGAGTCCGGAAAGCGCAACGATCGGCCGGCGCTCGCCACTGCGCTCCGTCTTTGCCGGAAGCATCGCGCCACGTTGGTGATTGCCAAGCTGGACCGGCTCGCTCGAAACGTGGCTTTCATTGCGAACCTGATGGAATCCGGCGTCGACTTCGTTGCCGTCGACATGCCCCAGGCGAATCGGTTCGCAGTCCACATCATGGCCGCCGTCGCTGAACAAGAGGCCGAGGCCATCTCCAAGCGGACAAAGGCTGCACTCGCAGCCGCGAAGGCCCGCGGGCAGCGTCTGGGCGGCCGCCGCGTGTCCGTGAAGCGATTCGCAGACATCCGAGCCGCCGCGAGTCAGGCGCACGCACAGAGGGCAGCTGCGGGCCGCGCAGCGATACTGCCGGCGATCGCAAGGATACAGGCTTCGGGCGCCACCAGCCTCCGCCAAATCGCCTTCGGGCTGAACAGCCTCGAGATTCCGACTCCCCGCGGGGGAGAGTGGTCCGCGGTCCAGGTCAAAAGGGTCATGGAAGCCGGCAGAGCAGTTGGTGTAAGGCCAGATCCGCCCCAAACACGATAAATGAGGCAATTGTGTTCTGTTTTGTACAGAATATTTCCGCTCGAAAGTTGAATCTGACCACGAGGCGGGATGAACTCACGCGCAAAGGTTCTTATAGTTGGGCATGACCCCTTGCTCCTTAAGACAAGGAGACAATTGCTGCAAATGCTAGGTGAGACAGAGTCTACTGACAACCCGGCAGAAGCGGCGGCTGCAATCGAATCATATGGCCTCGCATTGGTTGTTTTCTGCCACACTCTCACGGCAGATGAATGCCGGCAATTGAGCGACTTGGCGCGCTCTAGAGCCTACCCCCCGAAGATCCTGGGGTTGTGCTCTCCGAAAAGCGGCGAGAGGGCTGGGGTTGTCGATTGTTCACTGTCTTCTGGATACGGACCGGCCAAGCTGGTGGAGACCGCGGCGGCGATGCTTAAGAGGGGCTCCCAGGCTCTCAATCAATGAATCTCCGCATTGGTTTCGATCTCTGATTCGGACTTCCCCGCCTCGCCATTCCTGGCCGCTTGGAACTGGTCATACTTTGCTGGCCCCAGGATCTTCGCCATTAATTCCTGAGTGTCGATCTGGCGCTCTACCTGCAGCGGATTCTTCCTATCGCCGGCCAAGACGGTGCGGTCTCCGTATTTTCCGGGCTTGGCTCCCTTCAGCAGGAAGATCAGCAGCGTGTCACTGTATTCCCGAATGTGGCCTACGAGTAGTCCGCCCTGGAAAACTGGCCTTCTCACGCCGTCTTTCGCCCGGCGAATCGCCTCTTCTTCAAGTAGGTCGGATCCCATTTCCAGCGCGTTGCTCCACTGCGCCGCAAATTCCACATCGTCCTTGCGCCAGCGATAGGCTGTCTGTCTCGATATCTGAGTTATTTCGCATGATTTCGATACATGGCACGTTTCCGCAAGCGCTTCGAGGAATCGCGCGCGTTTTTTAGGTGTCACGTTGTCACTATCAGCCCTCTCGGCTGCAGGATTTTTCGGAGAATCGTTCACCATATTTTCCTCACGCTGGATGTTTCCATTATGGCGTACACGGTGCGAAGGCCGAGCTTTTTCCGCAGCTGCCTGTTCGGGCGCCAGCGACCTTCCAGCACTTCGATCAAGTACTCGTCGCTGACGCCCAGCAGTCTTGCGGACTCGGAAACGCTGCTTCCGCTCATTCGCTCCCGCACCAGGGCAGCCACTTCGCTCGGATAGATTGTCGGTTCATGGACGGCGGCGAACCGTTTCCCGTTCGTCTTCAAAATCGTTTCCGCCGTCAGCCGCTCTTTTTTCGTCGCCATGGCTTTCAACCTCGCGGGTGAGATCTAATCGGCTGGCCTTGAGCGCTGATGGTAGCCACGAATCCGGTGTGTTTCCGAAACGCGGTGCTGCGCTTCGATGTGCTTTTGCCCGGCCTCTTTTTCGGCCACGACCGCGGCGTCGCAATCCGCTTTCATTTCCAGGTCGCGGGCGTTCCAGGCGATCCGACTCTCTTCCTTGATGATCTCCGCAAGTTGGCGATCGAGCGCAGAGCTTTGGTCGGAGAGCTGGCCGATCTGAATTGAGAGCCCTTTGACGACCGCTTCGGCATGCTGGGCTTTGTTCAGCCACTTTACGGGATCCGCCTTCGATTCGTCGTTGGCTGCGGCGATGCAATCCCGATCGTATTGGCCGCGGAACTCTGCGATTTCCTGTTTCGCGCGGTCCAATTTGGTGGCGAGTTCAGTGCGCTTCTGCAGGATTCCCTGTTGCTCCCGCTCAAGGGCCTCACGCCGCTTCGCGAGGGTTGGTTCGACGGTCGTTGTTGCCATGGTCGTATTCTCCTTGCTGACTGTGAAATAAAACTGCGATCTCGAGCGACTCTTCCCGATGCCGGCTCGAGAGGTTCAGGTCGGCCCAGTGGACGACCCATTTACCGCGCTCCTCGCGGATCACCGTCCCGGGCTCGCCGGCGCCGCGGCAGGCCTTCAGATACACCCAGGCGCCAATCCCGATCACTGCTGCCACCATTGCTTCTGCGATTGGACCTCACCTTCGTATCTGTCTTTGAAGGCGCCCCACTTTTCAGCCGCAATTCCGAGCGGTCGGATGTCCTGCAGTTCACGCATCTTGCCGATGAAGCAGAAATCCTCACCGGTGTAGGTCTTGTTTTCCCGCGTGCGGTGGAGCAAAAGAATCATTTGCGCAGCCTGCTCGAATGCGCTCGAGCCAAGAATGTCCTCGATGTCTGGGAAGCGATTCAAATCGTTCGGCGGGCAGCGACGAAGCTGAGCCAGGGCCAGCGTCCGGCAGTAATCCCGGGCGATGTGGCGCAGCGTCTCCGCCTGCTTCTTGGCTTCCTCGACTGCATTTTTGGCTCGCGGCACGAGTAGCAGCTGCGCATAGTCGACCACCAGCAGGTCGGCCTTCCATCGCTTCGCGGCTAGTACTGCGCGCGATCGGTACTCGCTCATAGTGAGTTCGTGCGTGTCATCGATGAAGATCGGCAAGTCGGCCAGCTCCTCGCGCGCCACCACGATCCGCCGCCTTTCGTCAGGAGTCAGGCAGCGAGGATCACGCATGTGGGAGACGGGAACCTGCGCGACCAGACGCACCATGCGGCGTATGATCTGCTGTTTTCGCATCTCCATCGATTGCACGTGCACGCGAAGCCCACGGCGGGCGTTCTCCAAAATGGTCTGAACTGCCGCCTCCGTCTTGCCTTGCCCCGGGCGAGCGCAGAGCAAACAGAGCTCGTTTTCCTGCACGCCGCATGTGATGCGCGATAGTTCCGCAGTGAAGAGGCTGGCGCCCAGGATCCCGCTGTAGGGGGCATTGGCTTCACTATCGAATCGGACCGCATCCGAGACGATGATTTCGCTTATTTCCTGCCCTTGAATCTTCCCACGTGCGGTAGCATCCTCAAGCTCGCTGATCGCTTCGCCGATGATCTCGAGCGCTGTTTCGGTCTGGTCGGCGGCTCGCGCAATGGCCGCGGAAGAGATCGCCATCAGCCGGCGCGCCATTGCCTTGTCACGAACGATGCGGATATATTCGCCGATCACCGGGCGCCGCGGCAGGCCTTCAGTGAGCGACGCCAGGTAGGCCACTCCGCCCACCGATTCCACTTCCTTGTTCCTGCCCAGCTCGTTGGCCAGTGTCACAATGTCGACCGCATGCCCGAATTCCATCAGGTCGGCCATTCGTAGAAAGAGGCGGCGGTGTGAGTCGAGTGAAAAATCATCGGCCAGGATCCCACATTCGACGGCTTCATAGAAAGCCATGTTGTCGAGGAGGATCGCGCCTAAGATCGTTTTCTCGGCATCGATGTTGGCAGGCAGGCAGGCGTCGAACCCTGTCAGGTCGGGAATCGTAGCGCTCATGCATTCACCTCCGGGCGTGTGAGGATTTGGGGTTTTGCCTGCTGGACACCGTTGCCGTGAGCCTTGATTTCAAATACGCCTTTCCAGCTGCGAGTGATACTTTGCAGAAGAACTGCCTCCGGGTCGCATCCCTGTTCCTTGAGCTTGAGAAGGTCTTCGACGATGCCGCGGCGGGCACGGTCTGTCATGGGAGCGTGGACCATTTTCCGCATCTCTTCGAAATCCTTCCATGTCGATTCGCTGATCCAGGGAGGAACCGCAAACGACGAAGGCGACGCCTTTGGCGTAGTCTTTTGCTTTGCAACTACAACCGCATCTGCAACTACAACTGCAGCAGAAATTCCCGGAAGTTTTTGAAAGCCTTCCGAAAACTTTTGGAAACGTTGATTTAAAACGGACTTATTTCTTTTCCACTCGATGTAGCCCGCTTGGTGGCGCTGAATCAATTCCAGGGGCGGGCTGGGACTGCTTTCATCTCGCGCGGTCTTGTACCGCGGCAGGTATTTTTCACTGGTGACGAATTGAGCCCACCAAACAGAATCGACCTGGTACAGGATCACCAGAAAGTTTTTCGCGTACTCCTCGAAATATGACCAGAGCGCGTCTTCGGTCGGGACCTTGTTGAAACTGCGATAGACCGATCGAATGATCTCTATGTATGAAAGCTCTAGGCGCGCGTGCCCGTTTGCCGCGAGGAAGAGGCGTGGCCAGTGAAGCTGGGCCAGGTCGCTGCATGCAGCAAGGCGCTCCCCTTCCTGTAGGCCCTTGGGATCGATAATGTTCATTGCGACCCCGCGGACCGACGTACACTCAGAATTGAAGGCCTCTCGCCATACCCCATTTACGCTGCTCCCTCCAACTCCGTCCGCAGGCACGTTGCACATTGCGTTTCGTGCTGGTGGCGCCGGCGCTGCATCTCCAGCGCTTGTTTCGCGGCCGCCACCTCGCTTTGAAAGTCACCCACTAAACGAATCCGCGATCGCCACTGCTGTTCGCGCATGAGAAGATCCGCGCGAACGTTGCACTGCGCCGGATCATTGGGAATGACCTGAATCGACATAACCCCTCTCCCTGGCGGCGCGAGACGTACTGCTGTTTTGGCTGACGGTCCCTCTGTGGATGGTTTACTCAGGCAATGCGCGACAACGCCGGAATTGTTCGCGCGGCTATATACGCCTCAAGGGCCGATGCTGGCACCTTTCTGAGGCGACCAACGAGAACACTTTCGATATCACGCCGCGCGAGCATGTTGCGAAGGCTCTTCTCTTTGATATCCAATTCCTGGGCGGCTTCGGGAATGCTCAGAAGACGCTTACGCCTTACGGTATCCATTGGCACCTGTGACCCCTCCATTGGGTGATGAGTTGCTCTTATGCACCTATATTCCCCACTTTTGCGTTGACAGGGAATAGACTGCCTGTAAACTGTCGTATATGGGGAAAAATCGTCAGTTAACGAGAGCTTCGAAGGACGAAGGTCGGCTCGTGAATTGGCTGAATGACGAACGTGTTCCTTTGGGCCCCCGAGAGCGAATTGCCGCAATCGCGCGCGATTTATGTGCTCTGTCCGTCAGTGGAAAGCATTTGCGCATGCGGGTGCCAACGCCGGACGCCCTCCAGATGCTCAAAGCTGCCGGGTTGGGCAAAATGCCTTTCCCCGAGGCGATGCGGAGGCTCACCACTGCAGAGTTCCAAGAACTTGATACTGGGCTGCGACTATTCGACCAGGAAGCCGGCGAACGGGTCTCGAGGTCTTTAAATAAATATCGCTTCCGCCCGTATATCAACGCCTGGCGTGGGCATCGAAACGCGCGAGCTTTTATCGCGATGCTTGTTCCGGAAACTTGGAACATCGATCCAACCGTCGCGCAAGTAGAATCCGGATCCTGGCCCGGGTGGAGCGACATCATGCGCGGATCGGCCGAGGAACAAGAGGGGTGGATGGTGTTAACGCTCATGAACCTCTCGAGCTCAGGGAAGGCCTGTAGGCTCCGACAATGCGAGTGTGACCGGTGGTTCTACGCAGGGCATATGAAAAAGCAGCACTGCAGTGACACGTGTCGAAAGAGGGCAAGCAGACGCGATCGAAGTCCAAACCAGATCGAGCGCAGACGGGAATACATGAGGGACTATCAACGGGAAGCGCGGGCACGCGACCGTAAGAGAACAAAGAAAGGCGGCAACTGAAAATGGCGATCTACCAACGCGGCGGGGTGTGGTGGTACGAGTTTGTGTTCCACGGCCAGCGAGTCAGGGAATCCACTGGAAGCAATTCAAAGACGATCGCAGTGAAAGCCGAGCGCAACCGCCGGCGCGAGCTCGAGGAGTCAGCGAACGGGATTCGACCGATGCGGCGCCCCGTCCTCTTCTCGGTGGCATCGCGAGAATGGATGGCTGTCAACCAGGCGCGTTGGAGCAAGTCGAATATCTCCATTCAGGAATTCAATCTGAAGCACCTGTCTGCTCATTTTGGGACGTTCCTGCTGGTCGACATCACGGCCGAGCACATCGGCAAATACCAGGGCCTGCGACAGAAGCAGGACGCGTCCAACCGGACGATCAACATGGAAGTGTCGACCTTGCGCATGATCTTGAAGGCGGCCAAGCTTTGGGGCCCGATCGCTGATGATGTAAGAATGCTGCCCGAACGCAAGGACGTCGGCCGGGCATTGACTTCTGACGAGGAAACTCGACTTCTAGAGGCCTGCCGCAAAAGCCCTCAGCCGAGTCTCTACACGGCCGTCATCTTCTTCTGCAATACCGGGCTGCGGAATGCTGAATTTCGCAAGGCGTGCTGGTCGCAAGTGGACTTCATAAAAGCCGAGTTTCAGGTCGGGAAGGCGAAGACAGAGGGTGGCGAAGGCCGGATCGTGCCATTGAACCAAGCAGCCCTCGCAGCGATCACAGAATGGCGCCGGCGCTGGCCCAATGCGAAGCCGGGCGATTACATCTTTCCAAGCGAAAAGCTGGTCTTCAGGGGGCAGGGCTCCGCAGAACTCGGTCTGATGTCACCCTACAACGTGGATCCGTCGAAGCCTATTGGCGCATGGAAGCGGGCCTGGATCTCGGCAAAGAAAAAGGCTGGCGTCGAATGCCGAATTCATGACCTCCGTCACCACTTCATTTCCGCCTTGGCTCAAACGCAGACACCAGATGCGACGATCCAAGCCATCAGCGGACACCTGAGCCGCAAGATGCTCGAGCATTACAGCCACGTTCGCCTGGAGGCGAAGCGGCGCGCGGTCGAGCTGCTCGACTCACAGAATAGACCGGCCATCCAGTAGCGCGCGGATGGCCCCATACCTAGACAATCTAGTCCTACCAGAATCCCCCACAACGAGGGGCATCCGAGGGAGACGTCAATTTGCAAGGGATTGATTCTATTGGTCGGGACGGGCAGATTTGAACTGCCGACCCCTCGCACCCCAAGCGAGTGCTCTACCAGGCTGAGCCACGTCCCGACACGATCAAGCCGGCTCG